CACTATTTCAAAATTAGTTATTTAATTAATTAACACTATTCACCCCATTATTTGTCTTAATTAATTAATTAAGTCTCATGCGATAGCTAAGCTTTATAGTTTTCTTAATCTTTATATATCATATAAAAACATACATAACATGGCATTAACAATCACAACATCCGATTGGACAAACGCTAACGTGAGAAAAACACTCTCATGGCAAGCAGCTTTAACTTCAAAGTTGCGAGTATATGCTATCAAAGTCACCTTTGGTGCTTCTGATAACTATGCGACCAACGGAGTGGCAGCCGACCTCAAAGAGGGAAGAATCTCTACACTCGTTGCAGTAATCCCAACATTTACGGATTCACTTCACAAAGTAGAATATGACAAAGCCAATGAAAAGATTAAACTCTATACAGTTGGTGGTTCAGCAGGTGCTGCTTTCGCAGAATTAGCAAACAGTTCAACAACAACACAATCAAAAGTGTTCGAATTTCTAGTCATAGGCTACTAGAGTCCAAAATAGCCGACTTTTTTTATTAAAGTTTATATATTTGGCTATGTACAAATATACATGGTCGAATTTAATCATAATGCTGTAACAGTTGGAGCTTCAGACACTACAATTAAAGCCAGTCATGGTGTTGTTGTGGCAGTCCACGTAACACTTGTTGGTGCTTCAGGCGATAAACTTGTATTAAGAAATGGTACAGGAAATTCAGATCCCATTGAATTTGAAGTACACGGTGAAGGTGTTCAGAATGTAATTCAGATTAACAGAAGATTTGAAGACGGTATCAGAGCAGATTTTACTGGGTCTACAGCAAGATATATCGTAGTTTACAAGTAGTAAATTTAAATAGTTAGCGTACTTTTATAAAGTATGGCTACAACTTATTGTACGGTTGCAGATGTATCAGATTTTCTACGTATTCCTATCAGTGCTACTACTTCTCCAACAAAGGCTCAGGTCGAGAAAATAATCAATAGAAAAGAAGAGTATCTCGACAGAAGAATAGGACATACTTTTGGCAGAAATAAGACTATTGCAAAGGAAAAACATGACTTAGCATTACTTTATACTTACGGATGGGGTGTTCCAATTTACTTGCAACATAGAAATTGCAGACCTCTTGATGCCTCAGCAGGAGACAAAATTGAAGTTTGGGAAGGTGCATCATCATCTTACGCAGACATACTTACTGACACAGAATTTTACGAGTTTGACGAAACTTACGGCAGATTATATCTCAGAGGTTATTTGTTTTCAATTATGAGAAAGAACAGAGTACGTGTAACATACAGATACGGTGATGAAAGTGTACCTGATGACGTAGAAGATGCATGTGTAAAATTGACATGCATAGAGTTACTTAATTCAAGTCTACGTATGGACACATTACCAATGGGCGGTAATGCAATTAGTCCACAACAATCAATGAACGCTTGGAAGGCAGACGTAGAAGAAATCATTGGCGAAAGAGCAGAAGTGTTCGGTATACCATAATGATAGTAAAATTTTATATTAACGCAAGAGGTCTAAAGTTTAAAGACAGTACAGGTTCAAGACCAATGAGAATGACTTTATCAACTACAGAAACAAAGGACAGATATAGTGAACTAGATATAACAGATATGAATATGAAAGAAAGAAAAGAATCAGTTCTACTTTATGAAAGAGAAGCTATGGAAAAAGGATTGTTAGCAGGAGGAGCAGGTAAGTATATTGATCCTCCAATCGATGTTGTAATAGAAAATGATAATATAGTTATAAAAAACATACCTGAAGCAGATGTAAAACCTGATGTTCTTATAAGCGGTAAAGGATTGACTACTTATCAATTAGGTAAATTAATTGCTGAAAACAAGATTAGAGGTCTTGATTCTGATCCTTCAATGAGGAAAAAAGAATACAAAAATGATGTATGGGATGAAGCTGCTGTTGAAAGAATTAGAACATGGGTTATGGATGTGAAACTTCCAAACACTCCTGTAGAATGGCAATATATAAACAGATTGCAAGGTGACGATAGAGAACGTGAATTAAACAAAATTGTTAACGCTATAATATACAATAAATATACTGGTGTTCATATTAAAAATAAAATGAGAAATACAGACAAAAGAACTATGTTCAGAAGATATGAAAAAGCATTAAATGAGTTTGCTGATGAACGTAAATACGAACAAACAATTAACGCTGCAAGGAGAATGAATTTTAAATGACAGGCGGTTCAGCATACAACGTAGCAGACGATATTGTAGATTTGCTTAGAGATAATTGGCAGTTAAATAGACCTATAAAAATCAAGAAAATATACGACCAAAAATCCGTAGGATTTGGAGAGGACATGTTTGATTCCATACTAGTGTTTCCTAAAACTGAGAATGTGCAGTATTGGGGATTGTATGGAGTAGACCATTTTCATGAAACAGATGTGGAAGTAGAGGTCAGATCTTACCAAGGCTATGAACATCATAATGATTTAATAGACGAAGTTCAGCGTATATTTAAAACCAATATAAGGAGAGACAATTTTGTTGACCTCAGAATCATGGCATCTGTTGTAGATTCTGAACCATTAAGAAATATGTTCAGACATAAGTTTACTGTAAGATATAGAGATATTAACCCATAATAATCTTTATAACCAAGTTCCTTTAAATATCACTTATGGTACGAACAGGTGCACATGCATATCTTAAATATGGATATGAATCTACATTTGGCACAGCAGCAGGAACAATAGACAAAAAATTTGGTCTTAATGATGCTTTATCTTCTTGGTCACTTACTCACAACAGACAAGACTTACCTGCACTAAATCAAGTAACCATTGACGAATATGCTTATGGTCAACAACAAGGATCAATAGGTGTAGATTTTACACTAAGTAACCCTTGGATTTTTAAAACAATTTTGGGCGACTGTTCAACAACTGGCTCCAATCCTTATGTTCACACTTATCCTCATGCATCAAACGGTATCAATAAAACTCCTACATCATTTACAGCCGAAGTTGGATTTGATGGAGCAGCAGCAGATATTGTCAGAACATTGAAAGGATGTGTTGCAGAATCATTAACAATCAATACATCAGTAGGTGGACTAGTTGATTGTTCATTATCAGCAGCATACGGAAATGAAGATGCTCCAAGTACTTCATTAAACTCTGCACCATCACAACCTGACATAGAATTTCCATACACATTTGCACATGCAACTTTGAAATATGGCGGTAATGTAATAGCACAAGTTCAAGATCTAAGTATTTCAATCAACCAATCATCATCATTACTTTATGGTTTAGGTGATCATCAGTCAGTAGATGCATACAGACAATTACTTGACATTACTGGTTCATTCAGAGCAACTTTAATTAACAAAACCGTATTAGAAGACATGTTAGAACAGATTAGCAAAGGCACATCTGGATCATACTCACAAACAGTAGGCGGTTCTCCTGAATTAGAAATTGCATTTACAAGAAATAACAATGAAAAAATTATACTTACAGGTACAGGTCTATCTCCAAGTGACTTGAACTATGACGGTTTCAGAGCAAATGAACCAATATTTGAGAATATAAATTGGAAAATTAAATCACTAACTGTTGCAGCAACAAACAACCAATCAGCAGCAGAGTAAGGTTTTTATATTTCATTACAATTACATATACTGTGGTCATTAAGAGTTTTGAAATTGATTATGAAGGCAACAAAGAAACCATAGAGTATGAAGACGACTTGAATTTTGGTGAGTTAGAAGCAGTGCTTAATGCAACTGTTGACATGTCTGACGTATCAAGACCTAAAGTAAAAATACCAGAATACAGACAAGAAATTCTAATGAAAGTGTTGAGAAAGGCTCCGTTTAAAACACAAGACAGAGTTGCAATTCGCAACCTAAAATCTAGTGTAGCCAAACAAGTTATCGAGGGGGTGATAGTAGACTTCCCTTTAGCAAAGTATTTAGAGGACTGGATGATTACGTTTGTGGGAACGGATTCGAAGAAAGTTACCTAACCATACATTATTTATTTGCAAAAGAGTTCGGATGGACTAAAGATATTATAGAAAGCCTGCCTGTAGAATACATGCGTGGACTGTTATATATTCATAAAAAATCAAATGAAAAGCCATTAAACATACCTCCTCCACCAAAACCAAAATTTAAATAATTCATTAGTTTATAAATCTTATGGCTAACGATTATACTGTAGATGAACTAAATGAGCAGTTAAAACGTACTAATGAGATGCTAAAGGAGGCAGAAAAACGTTTTGAAGGCTTACTTAAGATAGTCACAAACATGAATAAAACTGCCCAAAAATCAGGTGGTATGTATGGCAGTTCTGCTACAGATCAAGTGTTTAAAAGAGCAGAGAAAAAGACACATGAATTTAACAAACAAATGGATAAAATGATGGATGTTAGAAAACAGTTAGTTGATCAGGAATATGACAGAGTAGATAAGAATAGAAAAGAAAGTCAAGAACAAACAAAACAGTTCATTCTCATGAGAAGAGAAACTAAGGAGATGGAAGAAAGTGCAAAGACAAGAAGAAAAGAAATGTCTCTCCAAGCAAAAAGAATAGACATGATGGGCAGACTAGCAGGCGGAGCAAGCGGAGGTCTAGCAGGATTTATTGGAATGGGTTTTGGAACTGCTGCTGCAAGAGGAGCAGAAGCTAGTGGCACTGCTGG